GGTAGAGCACTCCCTTGGTAAGGGAGAGGTCGAGAGTTCAATCCTCTCTCGCAGCACCATCACCACCTAAATTTTTGTCGTGTAATCAGAGGTTTAGGGCTGGGCGGGCTGATGGTCAGGTGACATCGCTTGCAGGTGCGCGCCGGAACGTGCAGCGAACAAGCGGCGCAATTCCGTACAAATCTCGTACAGGGAATCTCGTTTCGTTCATGCCTCGCGATCGCCGAATCCTCCTGCTCCGCGTTAACGCCCTAATCGAGGGCAACGGCCCCGATGACGAAAAGGAAGCGCGGCGGCTTGCGCTCAAACTCACCAGCGGCATAGCCGATCCCAGGCGCGCCGCAGATCTCACCGAAGAGCTGGCGGCTGCGCTGAGCGTGGTGAAGTTGGAGGCCGAAATGCACGGCGGCATGGGCGCCAAGGAATATGCCCGCGCAGTGCTGGCCGAGATCGAGGCAGCACGGGAAAGGTCTATCCAGCCCTGACTGCGGCGGCGTTCGGCCGCGGCTGAGCGGGAAAATCCCAAACGACTCTTACCTTGCGGCTGCCGCACCGGGGGCATCGCAATCTTTCAGCCAGGCGCGCCATCGGGAAATCACGCCCTCGGGTGCAGACCAGCGTCTCCATGTCGAGCGTTACCCTGTGGTGACACTCCCGGCCGCGCTTCATTCCGCTCTTGGTATAAGGGCCCCAGGCACAGGCCATCCATACCGTCGCAGAGTGGGACCAGGCATCGCCGAGCGTTTCGATTTCCATGAGAACGGAATAGGAACAAATTCCCCATCCCGTCAAGCTGGATCAGCTGATTCGCAAACGCGCCGGGACAGCACTATCTTCGCTCCCATCGAGTAGAGCGTGGGGTAGCGTATGAGCGAAATCGCGGATGATCCGTCGAAGCCGTTTGATCGGCTCGTGCCACTGAAACTGAGCCGCCATTCATCCATGATCGGCACTACGGCAGAGGCGGCAGAGGCGCTGCTGTACAGATGGCCTGAAGGGAAGGGCGGGGCAAAGCACCTGGCCGCCCGACGGGCCTGCCTGCGGGCGCTGAAGGGCGAGATACAGGCCCGCAAGGCCCGGGAAGCCCTCGAGGCCGCCGCAAGGGAAGCCGATATTCTCGGGGAAACCCTGCTCGACGCCCTCGCACGGCACTCAAAGAGGAAGCCGAATGGACGATGAGAGCGCCGGCAAGCCGGTCAAGCTGATCGTCGTGATGGCATGGGACGCCAATGAAGACGGCGACCTGGTCCCAGCCTATGAGCAGGAACAGCATAGCGAGGAAAGGGCGATCCGGACGGCGAAGGCGCTGGCCGCCCAGCACACGGCCGTCATCGCATGGGTGCGCGATGCGTTTCCGCAGATCGGGGAATATGGCGAGCCGACCGAGCTGTTCCGGCATGGGCCGGTGCCGGATATGGAATAGCAATGCTGCCTATGGCGCAGGATTAAACAAGGTGGACGTTCCGGCTACCGGTCCCGCATGGCCGTTGCTGACGTGTAGGCCGACGATGCAGACAGGGTAATCAGCACCAAACCATTCAAGCCTTCAAGGGCAGCAACAAGGCGCATTGGACCGAGTGGATAGACATCGCCGAAGCCGAGCGTGGTGTAACAGGTGATCGAGAAATAGCAAAAGTCGATGAACGTGGCAGCGAAACTGCCCTGAACCGCCTGCAGGGAGCCGAGTCCAGCTGATTCGTGCATGAAGTAATAGGCCAGGGCATATGCCCCGATCGCCACGATGTGCACTGGCAGAGTGATGATAACCAGGAGAAGGAACTCAACCCTGTGCTGCAGCTTCCATCGCTTCCGGATCAGATGCAGGACCTGAATGATCTCGTAGTGGCCCAGGATGGACAGGAGGAACAGGGTCGCCGCGAGCAAAAGAGCTGTAATCAAGGGGACACCCAATTAGGTCTCTGCCCCCCGTGGTACCCTGTTCCCGGATCCCATAACAGGCCGAATGTATTCGGCAACTTTGGCAACCTACCGGCAACGTGATGAGCGTAAGATTCGGGCACAGCGGCGACAGCTTCGCAGCTTTCACTCAGAACGATTTCGAAAGACGGAACAAACCTTACGTACCGCAGTTCTTAAGGCTTCCCACAGGAGGATGCCATGGCAGACGACAAGAGCAAGCGAGACTATCGCGACCGCAACCGTGTGGCCGGCGACGAGGCGTATGAGGTCCAGCATTTCGCGAAAGCGAACGGTATCACCGTGGAACAGGCCCGTGAGCTGATCCGCAAGCATGGCAATGACCGCGAGGAACTGGAGCGCCAGATCAATAGGCCGCATTCATAGCGCTGCGAGGATAGGACGGCGAAGGTGAAAAGCCCTAAATGGCATGTGGCGGTGGCCGATAACTGCAAGTAGGGCAGAGAAATCGGGTCGCACTGCGCAATTCAATGCGAGGAGCCAATCGCCTTCAGCAGTTCGGCCTCGGTCCTCAGGCCATTCTCGTAATACTGGATTATAGCCAGCGCGCGGGCCTCCAGATCGTCAGGCGTATCCCCAGGCAGCTTTGTCTTTTCAAAGACAACGCCCAACAGCTCGACCTCCGAAGGGGTCAACGTCCCGCGACGCTCGAGTGCGCTGCCCAAGGGCACGACGCGCCTCCCAATGTTAGGAAGGCCTTATAAATGCATGAACTAGATGCGGTTGCAATATCTCTAATGCGAGCGATGAGGTGAATAAGTAGCCAAGCGGGTCCTCACTTCGCCTCAAACTTGCCCGGTTCGGGCAGCAAACGGATAACCGTTGGGTGGTAGGGGATGACACACCACGGAGACACGATTTCATGAACCATCTACTCAGCAGAACTGCCACCGCCACGATCCTCGCGTTGGGACTCACGACCGGCGCAGTTGCGACCATAGGGTTCGCTACGGCCATCTCGCCAGCATATGCCGAACCTGGTAACGGAAACGGAAATGGTCCCGGAGGCGGCGGTGACGGTCCCGGAAACGGCAACGGACCAGGCGACAATGGTCCAGGCAATGGCAACGGCAATGGCCCGGGATCAGACGGGCCCGGCAATAGTGTTTCTGCTGCAGCAGCAGATAATGGCAATGCGCCTTCTCATTCCCACGGTGTTCGCGGCGAGGAAATGTCAAACCGCTCCCAGGAAGGACTGACCGGGCGGGAAAGGGCCGCAGAGGCGATCACGTCCGCCCCGAGGAACGAAAACTCCGAACATGGGCTGGTGACAGCACTTCAGGCTCTGTTCAAGGGCGATAGGCAGTAACGAAGCTCGCCCGATGGCGCAGCAACAAAAAAGCCCGCCGCCTCCGGAGAGACGACGGGCGTTGCCTGAGGGGCGCAGAGATAAGTCCGGCCCGGTTAACATCATATGAGCGTCAGGGCGGCGGCCGTCCCGTGAGCCAGGTATAGGCTCCGACGCCCACGCCGACGAGCCATATGACGCCAAGCCCGATCCTGAGGGCCAGACGGCCCGCTGTGCCGGCACCGTAGGCCTGCTGGCGCAGTTTGGTGACGTCGTCGGTGATGGCCCTCATGGTGCCGACCTCGGCCCTGACGCTCTGCATGTCGCTTTCAAGATGCGTTGTCCGGGTCACCACCTCATCCAGCCGGCGATGGACGTTGGCCCGGCTGGCATCGGACTTGGCGTCGGAATCGCTCAAATCACGTGCCAGGCTGTCGATCTTGTCGTTGGTGGCCCTGGCGGTCGCGGTCAGTTCCCCGACCATGCGGTATATTTCCGTCAGGCTCGCCGCCATCACCTTGCCTCGCAATAATCTTGGCGGGCAGCATTGTTGCCCCTGATCTCGATGCGGGTCGGCTCGGTGTCGTGCCGGCTATGGGAGATCGGCTTCCAGAGCAGACACGCCCCGTCAGTCGGCGCGGGTCCATTGGTCGTCGAGCACGCCGTTGCGAGCATCGCGCTCAGCAGCAGCGCGGGCAGCGTTCGCGCTGCCGACGCGCTCCATCTCGGTCTCGAAAGCATCGGCCCGCTCCTTTTCATGCTCGGCAGTCTGCAGTTTGCGGCCGACGCCGATCAGCCAGATCACCGAGACAAGGACGATGACCAGCACGACGCCGGCAATGATGAGGATGTCCATGGTCAGCCGCGCTTGCGCTCCCAAAGAGCCCACCAGACAAAAGAGCCCACGGCGATCACGCCGCCCACGGCCGCCTGAAACTGCGCGCCTTCCGTTACAGCGTCGCCGAGGAAGTAGCCGCCAACGGCATAGAGCCCGATGCGAATTACCTGCTGGATAGAATCCCAGTTCATGATGATCTCCATGATGGTTTGAGGGAGGTGGAAAAGGTCAGAGACGGGCCGCCTGGACGTGCATCCAGTCGTAGTTCCGGGAGCGGCCGAGCGAGAGCCAGCCTTCATCCTCCCAGATGCGCCAGAAGGTTTCCGCATCCGGCTTCGCCAGCCGGGCCTTGTCGCGGCCCCATTTCAGCTGGTTGCGTTCCGGATCGAAGTCGATCGCAATGCCCCATGAATGCATGGAGTAGGACGATCCGCCCCGCATCTTGCGCACATTGAGCGAGCCGCCGAACAGGTCGAGCCCGAGCTCTTTCCGCTTGGCTTCGCCATAGGCGTCGGCGATCCGCTCGAAGCACCGGGCGGCACTGTCGGCAACCTTCTCATGCAGGCTCATGCGCTGCACGGTGACCGACTTGTCCCATGCCAGTCGCATCTTGAAAGGGAGCGAAACCAGAACCTGGTTGGTGCCGACCTTGCCGTAGTAGCCCGCCACGGCCGACTGTTTCGGCCACAAATTCCTGACGACAGGATCCGCCGCCTCCTGTCGCTCGGGCAGCTTGGCCGCTTCCTTCGCCGTCAGCGCCGACGATGTCTTGCGCAGCGCGGCGACGGTCGCCTCGGTTGCCATGCCCGTCACGGCAATCCCGCTAAACTTCTGAAAGGCCTTCAGGGTGGCGATGGTGATCGGGCCGACAATCCCGTCGATCACCCCACACGGGAACCCGTGAGCGGTCAGCCGGCTTTGCAGCCAGGCCTCGAAGGTGAGGGGCGTGGACATGATTTCTCCTATTCTCCGTGCCGGGAGTGTTTGCGCCGCTGGGCGGAAACCGTTGATGTTTGTGGGGTGTCGTGCGATGGTCGGCGGATGCTCAGAACGCTGAAACACCGCCTGTTCGACGTGATCTATGGCCGCTCGTGGGAGTACGACCTAGAAGAGGCGAAATGGTACCGCTGGACAGGTATCGAATGGGAGTGGCGCGAAGCCACGCCCGACGAGCAGTCCGATATGCTCAACTGGTGGGCTATTCGCTAGGAAAGTAAATCTATGAGATTGGCTTCTGCTGCGGTCAGCAGCATCATATTGCTGACAGCTCTCACATCCGTTGAAGCGGCAAGAACCCAGCCGATGATGGTTACTGACCTGGTCTGGTCCATACAAGGCGATGCCTATGATACCGAAGCCGACAATGTTTACGCCAAACGACAACTAGACTTCGACCCCCACCGATCAGCAGTTGTCCTGATCGACGTGTGGGATGAACATCCAAATGACGGTTTCAAGGCGCGCATGGCTGACAATGTGAGGCGCTTTCTCGAACCCGCAGTGGACGCCGCTCGGCGGGCGGGGATGCATATTATCCATGCCAATTCGAGCGCTCCAATCCACCCTGCCTTGCTCCCGATCAGGAATGAAAAGGTACTTGACTACCGGAATGAAATTGATGACGGCAAAGAATTGGCTGACTACCTCCATGCCAATGATATTAGAACCGTGTTTTACGCTGGATATGCCGCCAATGCGTGCATCATTGGGAAACCAGCAGCAATGCTTTTTGTCATCCATTTAGCCCCACCAGGCACACAATTCGTGTTCCTTGAGGACGCGACTCTCGCCTTCGAAAACGCAGACGACCTCGAAAACGAGACCGCCAAGAAGATATTCGTGGACTTCTTCAGATCGGTCGGCGGAGGTCGGCTAGGGGCACCCGGCCATGTGCCTTACACCAGCAGCGTGACCAACGCCGAATTTCTGCAATCAATAAAGTGAAAGACACCAAGTACCCATGGATAAACCGGCAATCCATTCGACCGACCCACTAGCAATCGCCAACCGTTTCCAATCGGCTCTGAAAGAAGAGATCGCCGAGGTGACCAACCACGTCGGCGATCGTGTAATTGTCGGTCATGGCACGACCTTGTGGGGCGGCAAAGCCTCGACCTGCGTAGGCATTGAATTGCACGATGACGTGCGCCTGTTCGATGGCTGCCGTCTGGTGGTGGACCATGCATCGGCTGAAAGTGGCATTGTTCTCCGCGAAAAGGTTGCCTGCAACTTCAACGTCTACCTTGAGGGATCAGGCGGGATTGAGGTCGGCGCGGGCACAATTATCGGCCCCAATGTCGTCATTGTGTCATCGGGCCATGTGATTTCCGAAGACGTGCCTTTCCAAGAATCCGGTAAGCACTATGGCCGGGTCGTCGTCGGCAGGAATGTCTGGATCGGGGCAAACGTTGTCATCGTCAAAGGCATCACGATAGGTGACGGTGCAGTTATTGGGGCCGGATCCGTTGTCACAAAGGACGTTACGCCCAGTGATAGGGTCGCAGGAAATCCAGCCCGGTCGTTGCAACATAGGTCCAAATTAGGCTCTTGGTTATCAAAGCCAAAGCAAACTGACGACCAGCCATCGTTGGCCGCCCCCGGACCTGGCCCGGGATGGCAATCAAGCCCACCCAGGCCAATTCCATTTTATCCCAAGCGAGATGACACGACAGACTCATAAAACACGGCAGTTCACTGCACCCGCACGAATTTCAGGTTCTCGGCCGAGTACTTGTCCCAGATTTCCTGGCGCACCAGCAAAGGCAGAGGCCAGACGGTCGGGTCGATCGTGAAGCCCGCATTGAGATCAGCCGTTTCGGCATAACCGTTTGACTCTCGGATGGCGCCCGGCCGGAACTGAAACGCGGTGAAGATCGTCTTCCACACGCCGTTTTCGTACCAAACTTCGGAGAAATCGACCGACCCGGCGTGGATCTGGCTCACGCTCGCGTCGTAGCTCATCGTGTACGCACCGATCCACTTGTACCGCATGATGAGCGTGGTGCTGTCGGGTATCTCCTCAATGATGTTCAACTCCTGCGGCCCTATGATTTCACCGTCGTTCGTCCAGATCATGATAGGCGCACCGACATCGAAGATGGAGCTGTTCGCAACCTTCACCGTCCGGTCGTTGATGACCGTGTCGGCAGTGAGCGGAATGTCGTAGCCACCGCGCGGCAGCAACAGCGGATTGTTCGGGTTTTTGGTCCAGCCGGTGTCCGTGAAGGTAGAATTGCTCGCCTCGGCTCCCTTCCAGAACGAACCGTCGAACCCCGAATAGAAGATGTGATAGGTTCCGCCTTCCTTCACCAGGCGGCCGGTTGTCACCAGCCCCACGCTCTCGAAGCCCGTCCCGAGCCCGAATGCCTGGCCGAGTATCGTCCACTGGAACCCGTTCAGCGACGTTGCGACCCAGACCGAGTCCGGCAAGGTCCCGGCCCCGGACGATGCTCGGGAAAACGCCATCTTGAACGGTGCCGACACATCGTCGGGCTCGTAAATGACCGACGGGCGCATCACAGTATCCGACCCCGGCACGTCCAGGGTGGTAATGATCGGCGTCGTGCCCCGGTCCCTGAGCCCGCCTTCGGTGTCGTAGATCTCCATGAATATCTGGGTGCCGACGCCGTTATTGCCTTCATAGTAGAGATAAATCTCGTCTCCGACCAAGACTGGCGTGGGGCAGCCTTTGATTTCGTTGTCCAGTTGCCCGTCCCCGTTCTGGGTCCGGGGCGAGGGAATGCCTGCCCTTCCGAAGGCCTTTGGGCTCCGGCCCTTCATCAGGCCAATGTCCCAGTAGCTGGTGGAATCGCCGCCATTGTAGAACCCGACATAGCGGTGGAGCGACGGATCCAGCTTGGCAGGCGTCACCCCGCCATCGACCACCGTCGCATAGGGAAACGCCTCCCAGCTGTCGCCATCCCAATAGAAATGGGCTTTCGATGTCGTGTTCCAGTAGAACGCACCCTCCTGAAGCGGCGCGCCTTCATTGTCCGTCGTCGGGTGAGTTGCGTGCTGGCCAAGATACTGGCGCTGGAACTCGGCAAGCGTTTCTTCGGCCCCCTGCTGGACCGCCTCGGCATCGCCATAGGAAAACAGCCGGTAATTGTCGAAGCCATCCCGCATGACGAGCGCGGCCATACCCGCTTTGATGTATCCGGCCGGGATTGCTCCGCCGACGTTCGTCACGAGTGGCCGCGCCATGGAGCCGTTCAACGACAGCGTCATCGGGCCGGTGTTTTCCTCGTTGAAGGGAATAGCGACAAGCTGAGCATAGGCGGTGGTGGAAACCGGGAACCTGGTGGTGGCCGCCACATCGTCTGCCGTACCGCCAACACTCATTGCATAGATCACACTGATCGCGTTTGAATCGCCATATGCGAACAGCCGATAGTTGAGCCCACTGTCGAGCATCACGAGCGCCGTCATGCCGGCCTTGATGTAGCCGGCCGGCATCACCTCGCCGGTGTTGGTAAAAAGGCTCCGTGGCCCCAGCCCGGAATTGGCGATGTTCAGTGTCATCGGGCCAGTATTCGCCGCGACGAACTTGACCGACACCAGCTGCTTGTAAGGCTCGGCGCTGAGCGCGACAGGAGCCTCGACGATGACACCGTTGGGATTGCCCGCCCCCGCATTGGAGGTCGGTATCACATTGTAAGGGAGGTCGCCTTCTCGGGCCCATGAGCCTGTACCGCTCGCCCCTACCTTCCGGAAGATGCCATTGTTCGCTGCTGTTGCATCGTTGATGACCCAGCCCATCGTGTACTGGTCATAGGCCAGCTGCCCGTCCATGGTAGCCTTGTCGGGAAACACGACCGAGCCTGCCTGCCCCGCCGTGATGCCTTGCTCCAGCATTGTGCCCCATTCCCGGATGTCTGATTTCCTCGGATTCCATGGGCCACTGGCCGGCTGGTCAGGATTCTCAAAATCGCGCCAAATGTTTATCGCCAACTCGACCATGCGAGCGAACTCCTGTGTTCCAATTTTTTCAGTTGAGGGCTTGCGATGATGCTCGGGATGAGCGGCTAGTTCTCTTCGGTCGCCGCGTCCCAGGTATAGGCTGCGGCGGGCATCGACCGGACGGAGAGCGTCACGCTGCGCATGATGCCGCTTTCGCCAAGGTTGATCCTCGCGCTGACGACTTCAAAGACTTCGTTGATGCCGAAAGGGGCGAACTGGATGCGCACAAACCTCTGGTCGATGGCCTGCAGCGCCTTCAGGCTGCATTCGAACTCGCCTGCCCATGTCGGGTTGGCCCGAAAGGCTTCGAGCTTCATCAGGCGGCGCGCCTGGGAATGATGCGGGGCCATGATGAAGCTATGATCAGCGACGATCTCGCCCCGATCGGCAACGTCGGCATCCATCACCCAGGCTTCGGCGTCAGCCGTTTGGAAATCGTCCGTGGGCTCCAGATAGGTCGCCCGGATCGTGTTCGCCGTCGTCAGAATGTCGCCGCCACGGCCGAAGCTGTCAAAGCCGAGAATGTCGCCGGTTTCGATGATGACGGTCGGCTCGGCCCAGTGGCCGATGTCGAGCATCAGCCCTCCATCCGAAGTCGGGATCAGGCGTCCGTCACAGCATGCCAGCATGCGTCCCAGCACATCGGCGGGCCGCTCGTTCAGGTAGTATGTGCCCCACAGCTTGTACCGATTGATAACGCCACCCGCAGCCAGCGCCACGGCCTCGGCGGCCCGGGCATAGGCGGTCTCCCATCCTGCCTGTGCCAGCGGCGTCTGAAGCAGGGCCTCAGGCAACCGCATACCATCCGGATGACACAGGAAATCGCGGATCACCGCGGCGGCATTGTCATTCCATGCGGTGATGCCGGTGGTTGGATTCTTGACCAGCGAGGCACGGACCACGACGCGGTAGTTGGTGTGCACGCCGTTCGGGAAGGTCTCGTAATATTCTTCCTCCGGTGGCGTGTCCTGAAAGATGTACATGGAAGCGCAGCCATCGCCACGGCAGTTCGCATCCCAGTCCGGGAAGATTGCGGTCAGGGAGCTGTAGTAGGTTTCCGTCGCCAGGCCGAGGCGGGTGTAGATCGACACATAGCCCGCATAAGGCGCAGTCGTGACATCGTTCGAGACGAGCGTGACCTGATTATCGTCTATCCATAGCGTCTCGAAAGCATCGAACTGGCCCTGGCCGAGATAGATGACCTTGTGCATCCCCCCGTCGAAAGCCTCGCCAAACACCCAGGGACCGGAGATTTTCACCCTGCCATAGTGACGGCATCGGTTGGGAACAGCCTGCCGAAGCTCGGACTGGACATCTTCCGGCGCGGCCGCCGCAGTCGGTTTCAGGAGCGACGAGGCGAGCGTGCTGAGGCCAAACGCGCCCGCTGCAAGCGTGCCATAGGTCAGCAGAGGCACCGCTACACCGAGGGCAGTGCCACCGAGGCCGGCCGAGGTCAGGCCGAGCAGGATGAAGCCGGAGAGGGCTGCGGGCATACGGACCAGGCTTTCAGGAAATGATCAACGGGAATGGCGATAAAGCCGGTGGCATCCCGGCTCACCCAGTGCGACCCGGCATGGATGGCCGAACAGAGGCGGCGATCGCGAACAGCAAGCCCGACATCGCCGGTAATAGGCAGTTGGACCCTGCGCAGCCCTTGAGCGCTCAGCACGGTTCCGAAGGCGTAGATCAGGCCACCCGGTTCCCCGAGCCATGCCTGCGCCTCTATCTCGTCGCGGTGTCGACGGCCGAACATATCCAGCGGCGAAACACCCGTGACGGTGGCAATCCAGCGATCGACCGTAGAAGCGCAATCCGTTTCGCCCCACCGGAACGGCCTCTGAGCTTCAACAGCCAGGAATGCGGCGACATCAGCTGAAAAGCGGGTAGCCAAAGCTCTTGAACCGTAGCGATGGCACGAACTTGAAGAAGCGATCGCCGGGCGAGCGGGCACGCTGTTCCCGGTCGGCACATCGACCTAGTGGCGGGCGAGAGCGATTGAAAAATGCGTTCTCGGCAGACATGGTGATGACTTGCGTCCCGCCCTCGATCCCCTCGATCGGAGTGCGCGAAACCTTCGGCGGTTGCATGAAGCCCCACCACATGCCGATCGGGCTCCCCGTTGGCTGCCATTCGGAATCGAAGAGCATCAGGGACACCGTCACGAGCTGCTGAAGCACCTGCGGCGTCTCTTCCAGGGCAGCGGCAAGGATCTCGGTGGAGATCCCGCTGAGCGTGAATGTGACCGCCTCGGATTGCTCATTGCCCATGTAGGAAAGGCCGTCGATCGAGCCGGCGCCATACATCGGGCTCCATGTCTGCCCACCTGCGACGAGCGCGGTATTTCCGTTCCAAAGCCGGACGGTGCTGTCGCGGAACTCCATCTGGACAAGCAGATCGGCCCGTACCGTACCGGCCGACAGGGCGGCAATCTGGTCGGTCGTGAAGAAGGCCATCAGCCGCCCTCGCTCTGACTGTCGACGAGGGTAGCCGGCCAATCAAGCGCAAGCTGCACATCTTCCTCGGCCATGTTGAAGGCATTCGCGATATCAGCGACGGAAACCGGCTCACCCCGCTGGTCCGACCAGAACTGGATGGCATTGGACACGAGAGCGATGCCGGGCTTGCCGGTTTCCCGATCCCAGCCCAGCTCGAACTCGTTGTGTGCGAAGAATGCGGACATCCCTACAGGTACTCCACGAAGTTCACGGTAGGATTGCCCTGCCGGCGCATGTCGAGCGACAGGTCCATTTCGGTATCGGTGGCGAGCCGCATCCGGCAGACCGGGTCATCGAACTCCAGATGCGTCCCGCTTGGGATCGCCTCACGAACCGGCGGCCTGATCGTGACGTTCGCAATCCCGGGAGAGCTGTAGGAAACAGTCTTGATGCGATAAAGTCGCCCACCCACTGAGAAATGGTGTCCCGGTTCCAGTGTGCCGCCATAGACGACACCGATCGTCAAAGCGGTGGCGCGCGCTTCGGCGGTGAAGGCATTGTAGGCGTAGATGGAAGAGCTGACATAGCCGGTGTCGTCTTCAAAATAGGCGCCGTCGTTATGCGGAACGATGTCGAATATGCCGGCCTCCACAGATCCCGGTGCATGCGGCTGATAGCTTCGGCACAGAGGGACAAGGATCGTATTGATGCGCCCCTCCAGTTCCGTCGCAATGCCCCTGAAGGCCACGACGGGATCGCGGCCGCGCACATGGATGTCCCCAAACGTCGCGCGCCATATCCCCGCATCCTGGGAGATCACCTGTCCAATGCCATAGACGTTGGCCGGCGCCGCAAGCGAACGCGGCGCGATATCGAATGAGACTCGGCGTGGTGGAAGAACTTTGACGGGCCAGCGCATGCTCTTACACGTCCTTACATACTGCGGGCTTGGGCATTGGCCATCAGACCAGGCATGTCGCCCTTCACGGCCTTCCGGCTCTGCTGCACAGACACCTGCACGATCGAGCCGGATGCCGTCTGGATGCGCTGATCGGCGATCGTCGCCATCCTTCCGCTATCGTCATAAAGCTCGACTTTGATGGTCTCGGTGGATCCTCGGCCGCCGATCGGACCCAGTTGGGTAGACAGCGCCGCAGGTGTCACCAGGCCGCCATTCGCATAACCCTTTGCTGCCCTGTGCATCGCCTCCAGATTGCCAGAGCCGAGCCGGTCCACCGCCTTCTTGCTGAAGACGTATTCCCCCGCATGGACAACGCCGGCAGGCTGGTTCTTGCCACCGGAACCGGTATAGCCGCCATCGGCAAAACCCTTGCCGAACAGCGCGCCGAATATGCCGCCGCCGCTCCCGCTTAGACCGCCAGTGAGGCCGCCAAACAGGCTGTCGATGGCACTGTCGAGGGCGGCGTCGATGAGCTTGTCCGCGATGCTGTCGAGCGCGTTGGAAAGAGCTTCTGCGGCATCTACCCCGTCGCGAAGATCGCTGATGAAGCCGGAAGCGATGTCTTTCGTCGCCGACTTCAGGCCTTCCATCACGGATACAAGATTTTCCGCTGCCTCGGCTTCGTTGTAAAGCTCGGTGACCAGCGATGTGATTTGAGCCTTTTGCTCTTCTGTCGCTGCGGCTCCTGCGCGGCGAAGGGCGTTGGATACTTCTCGCTGGAGGTCGGTCGAACCGATCAGGCTCTTTTCATATTCCAGATCGGAGATGAGTTCCCCAACGGCTTCAGCCTCCCGCTCGGCAGCTTCTGCTGCGGAATCGCGGCCGCCACCGCTTCCCTTTCCCTTCCCACCCGACGATGAAGATGGTGCAGCGAAATCGCTCAGGCTGACCGGTGTGGCCGTGCTGGCGGGAAGCCGGCCGGTCTTGGTTGTTTCGTCCGTGACCGCGCCGGCGGATCGCCTGATTGCGTCCTCGGTCAGGTCGCTGGCGGTCTCGACTGCTGTGCCAAAGGCCGCGTCGATGCGGTTTTGTAGCGCGCGGTGGGAGGTGACAGTTAGTGCCCCGCCCAGATACTCCTGCTGGACAGCACCACCCGTCAGTGCCTCGCCGACTGCATCCAGACCGGTGGCTGCACCAATGTTGATGCTGAGGCTTTGCAGGTAGCCGACCGCTTGCCTCACCTGTTCGATGAAGCCAAGCAGCTGCCGAACCTGGGCACCAAAAGCCTCGAAATTGATGCTGTTGATCTTGGCTGCCATCATGCCGAAGGCATCGCCCAGCGATTCAGCGGCCAGACTGCCTTTGGCAAATTCCCGGGCAGCGTCGATCATCGCGGTCTGGACATTCTCCAGCCCCTGAGACGTGGTCAGGGTTGCATTTGACACCATCCGCTCAAGAACAGGTGCCCCAGCCTCGAACGCTCTGAAAAATGCTTCTGACGAAACTTGGCCAGACTTGACCAGGTTCGTGAGGGACCCAACCGAACCGCCAGCCTCCTTCAATCCAGCTGCAACTGCCCGCAGTATAGTCGTCGCTCCCTCTTGCAGGGAGTTGTATTCTTCCGCCCTTACCACACCAGTTGAAAGTGCTTGACCCAACTGAAGGAGCGCGCCACGAGCAGCCTCCGCAGACTGACCAGAGGCACGCAGGGCCATGCCAACACGATCGGTGAATTGGATAAGTTCTTCTTGAGAGACACCCAGCTCCTTCTGCACTAGGGACGCCCGGCCATAGAGCGTTACCATCGCCTCAAGGGGCGCGGCATTCTTCATCGCGCTGTCGCGCAGCCGGGAATAAACCTTGTCCAGTTCTTCGCCCGACAGGCCCGCGACCTTCAAAGCGTTATCTATCCGCGTCGTGCTGTCGATGAGGGACTGAAACCCTCGAATGCCACCGAGCACGGCAAAGGCCTTGACGATGTTGTTCCCGAGCGTCGTGAACCCGGCAGCGAGGCCCTTGTTCATCTTGTTGAAACGATTCTCGATCGAGCGAGCCTGCTTGTTGGTCGCGCTGGATGCCTTGTTCAAGGCATTCTCATAGCCCTTGATGTCCGCAGACAGCTGAACTACCAGCCTTTCGAGATCAGTTGCCATGGGGAGAAACCTGAGTGGGGATTAAGAAGGAACGGAGATTCTGCTTGACGGAACAGCGGCCGGTGCTCGCTGAAAAGCAGACGCCGAACCACATTTTGCATCTGCTGATGTCGATCGTGACTATGGGCTTCTGGCTGATTATCTGGTTCGCGGTGTCTGCCTTTGCGAAACCCTACCTTTGCCCGAACTGCGGTGGCCTAACCCGCGCATTGAAGTGGCGGGAGCGTTAATCCCTGCTCTGGATCCAGTTCCAGAGATCGTCGGCTTCGCTGACAGTCAGCTCTTGACCAGCTTCAGGATCGTTCGCCCGCTGGTAGCCTTCCACCGCAGTCATATACTGCCACACGCTCATCGCATCGACTTGCTGCGGCGAGAACCCCATCACTGCACCGTTGCCGTAGATGGCGGCAAACCGGAGCTTTCCGTTGGGAAGCTCGGGCTCTCCTGATTTGCCGCCTCGGCTTTTTTTCCGACATCTTCCTCCGGTGCCCCGAGACAGCCAGCCGCAAGGATAGCTTGGGCGACCATCAGGTTCTCAGCCGGCGGGCGATCTTCGACATAGGTGCGGGTGAGCTTCAGCGCCTTAGGAGCGTCGAGGCCGCCACCGATCAGCCCCCAGCGAATGACATTGGCAATATCTTCAATCCGCCACGCACCATTGGAAAGGCGATTGAGGATGGCATAAGGCCCGGCATCGCATTCTTCCTGGAGCTTTGCCAACTGGCCCCACGCAAGGCGGAAGACATATTCGCCATCCGCCCATTCCAGCCGGATAGAAGCATCCCGGCTCATGCGCTTTCCTGCGTCAGGACGAGCTCGCCGTCGCTCTCCATCTCCACGTTGGCCGTCACGCGCCCGCCCTGCTCAGCCCCGAGGGTAAGCGACGAGATATGCATGAAGCCGGTATAGACGAAGGTAATTGTAGGATACTCGATCTCGACGCGGACGTTGATGGACTCGGTACTCTCGAATGCATCGTGCCAGACGGGAGCGGACTCTGCCGCCATGACGCCCTCACCGGAAATCGAGGCGGTCAGGCTCTCGACATCACGGCCGACCCAGGACGGTGCATCCGGATCGTCGCAATCAGGGATATTCACCTCGCTGAGGTTCTTGGACAGCACGAGCGATTTCGACGTGAAGCCGCAGGGTGCAGCGAATGTCTCGGGCGATGCGCCGTCGCCAAGCATGACGCGGAATTTCCCGAAACGGGCGGTAGTTGGACGTGCCATGATAAAGGGGCTCCATCTAAGGGATGCGACGTCGTCGTCCGACGTTGCTTCAGCGCCTTGCCCAAGGGCGATGTGGGCTTATCCGCGCTTGCGGAATTAGGGTTGCTCGACGATCGCCACGAACTCGATGGCGGCGTGGTTGGTGAGCCCGTCAGGGTCTCGAAAAATGCGGGTCTGCCTGTGCTCGAATGACACAAGGGCATTGTCGGCAATTGCCAGGTCGTAGCCGTGCAGGGATGCCCTCACGGCCTCGGCTATGCGCTTCACCTCCGGAAATCCCATGCTGCGAGACCAGGCGTCGATCTGCATGTTGATCTCGAAGCCGGTGATGCAATCCGCATCAACCGAAAGCACCTGCTCCGGGCCGAACGAGACGTATGGAAAGGTGCCATTGTCCGGCACGCGGTCATAGACGCGAGTGCCTATCAGCGCCGTCACCTCGGCATCAGCTTTCAGCCGCGCCACGACAGCGCCCTGCAATTCCAGAGATGGGCTTGTCACGATGCCGCTACCTTCTTGGCTGCCTTCGTCTGAGCCCGTTTGATGCGGCTCTTTGCACGCTTCCGCAGCGCCCGGTATGAGACGAAGAAAAAGGGCTGAGCGGCCATCTTCTGTTGCCCGAACTCGACCCAGCGGGCGTAGAACGCCTCGTCGTCCCCGGCATAGACCGTTACAGTCAGTTCCCCGGCGGACCCTTGCGCCAAAACCATGGAACCCTTCGGAGCATCGCCCCATGTCCAACCAATGCTGCCAGCCAGCTTGCCGCTATCCTTCGGAACAAGGCTTTCGGCCAGGTCCGTTATTTCGCGCGCCGACTGGGCAAGCGCCTTGCGAATTTCATCCTTGGCGACTTGGGGCAGAGCGGCAAGTTTGCGCTGAAGCGAACTCCGCCCCTTGATCTTCACGCTCACGCGGCGACACCATGCTCGGCAAGCACATCCAGCCAGCGATGATCCGGAGTCGGCGCGATCGACCGAACCGCGTACACATCCCCCGTGCCCACATCGCGCATCTGCCAGTCGGGCTCTATCAGCCGCGTCTCGGCCGACGCGCGCACCCGAACCACCACCGGCTGCCGGCCTTCCAGACGGGCCGCAATGACAGCCTCCGAACCGCGCAGGAATGTAAAGCCGGCGCGTGTCCGGAACTGCTCCGAGAATGCACCCTGCTCATTTCCGTAGTCGTCGGAGACCGTCGCGCGAGCGTCCCATGCGACAAGCTCACGGAGCTGGCCGGCGCTATTCTTCGACGCCATCGTTCTGGACCTCGACGGGGTCAGCGCCCTTGCGTTCCTTCTTCATGCGGACAGCCGCGCCCTTGGCAACGGCCGCCTCACCACACTCCGCGCGGACATTCAGGACCGAGCCGGCCTTGTAGTTGATCGTCGTCATGGTGCTGGGCTTCCAGGGGAAGTCCTTCATGAAGCGAACCCACATGCTTACCTCCAATGTTGCTTGATCCAGTCGACATGGCCCAACTGGTGAGGCTTTTCCTGGCCGTGGAAATAGATGATGCGGGCATCGCCGAGACCGCGGCGCTTCACATGGCCCTTGTAGCTCTGCACTTCGCCGGGAAAGATCGCGTCGATCCGCTCATGCGGAAACCGCCGCACCCATTCCATGTCGTTCTCGCCGCGATGGGCCAGCCCCATCATCTGGCATCCGGCCGGGATCAGCCCGACGCCGTTGCAGACCTGCCGCTGATTGTACGGGTCCACCGGATAGGCAGGCCTGTCGGTGTGCAGACAATGGTCCGCGATATGATCGATGTTCCCCGCAACGATGGTGTCGAGCCCCACCAGGATCATGGGAGTCCCGAGCCGATAGGGCTCGATGCAGGTCCCATAGCTCGGCTCCGGATCGCTCAGTGCAATCTGTTCAATGTCGGCTTCGGCAAAGGTATATGCCCGATCGACGAAGACGGTGAAGCGGAACGGCAATGTCAGATTGCGCCGAAAGCCGCGATAGAGCTTCTCCACCCATGTCTCGTCGTAGCAGCGGGAGAAATCTCGGCTGGCCTTGTTCGGCTGCCAAAGCAACGTGGCGACGGTCAGCACCGAGCCCACCGCATCCGCCGTTCTTTCCAATCGACCGGAACGCTAGGCGCGGTGTAGCCATTACGCCGTGCCACCATTCCGGCAGGCACGTCGCGGCCGATCACAGCCCCAGCCGCAACCACAGCGCCCGCGGCGATCCGCACGCCCGGCAGGATCAGAGCCCCAGCGCCGATGGCCACGCCATCTTCGACCACCACCGCGAAATGCTCGTCGTCGCGCAGTAGATCGTCGCGGTAGCCCTCCTTCGTGGTGTATGGCCAACAGTCGTTGCACAGCACCACGTTCGGGCCAAGGAAGACATCGTTCCCGACCTTGAACCCGGCGCCCGCCATCACCCCGCCCGAAACGATGACGCGATCGCCATAGAAAGACCCGTCAAGCATCGCATGCGGGCTCACCGAGCAATCCCGCCCCATGACAGTGCCGCGCGTGATTGAGGCGAACTGCCAGACCTTCGTGCCTTCACCAAGACGGACACTGTCATCCACATGGGCAAGGGGATGGATCATCGAAACACCCGGTAAGTCGCCAGCATGGCCTTCTGCACGCGTTCGGATGCTTCAAGCTCCGGACCGCTCAAGCCGTCATACAAAGCCCGCACGCCCTCCAGAATGGCAACCTTGATCGGCGCGGGTGTCGTCGGCACGTCTCCCGACGCCAATGGGTAGCCGGTGACGTATCGAACCCGCACGGCGTTCACCGCGTCAAAGGTGCTCGGCCAGCTTTCGACTGGCAGAAGCCAGCCGCCCTCTTCTTTCGTGGTGTCGACTTCGTAGTCGTCTGCCAGCACCGTCTGTTCCTCGCCGTCGCCATCGTCATATTTGACGGTGACGACTTCCTGCACCGGCCCGAACGGCAGAAGCACCTCATTGCCAGGAAACCGGTCCAGCACGAGTTCCAGCGTTTGCTCCACAAGGGAACGGCCGAGCCAACCATCCGGTGCGTCGAGCGCGGAAGCCGCAGCCGAAATCAATGTTGCGATCAGCGGATCGTCCTCATGCTCCGGCAGTATCCCGTTCTCATCAGGCACGACGACGCGGAGATGACGCTTCGCCTCGTCGAGGCTCACCGGCGGCACTGCGGCAGGCGTGATGACTCTGATTGCCATTGCGCGTCATGTCCTGTGTGTTCGGCTGCCTGTGCGGCACGTACTGAGGTGTTCCAGTCCGTGAACTGCGCTTGCGCGGCGGCGGCGCGGGCGATTGCCGCGCGAAGAATGTGTCTGCGCCAGTCTCACTGGCAGCCAGGAAACCCGAAAGGGCTACTGAGCCCGTGCCAGCGGCATTGTCATTCGCCGCCTCGACCGTATCTAGCGCGCCGGTGACTGCGATCCTGCCGGCGCTCGCAAAAGCATCCGATCCGGTCTCGGTCGCGGCCATAGTGCCGGCGCTCGGCGGCCACCGGACATCGCCTGTTGCTTCGAGCCCGTCGAGGCCATCTTCAGCGGCAACAAACGAGCCACTGACAAGCACATCGCCGGATAGCGACGGCGTATCAGATCCGCTTTCGGTCGCTGCAAGAGAGCCGGTAACGCCAACGGGCGCGGAACCTATGCCAACGAACGTGTCGGATCCGGTTTCGGTGCTGTCCAGCGTTCCCGCGATGGAAACAGAGCCGAAGGCTGCCAATCCGTCTTGGCCGATCTCATCGGCTGCGATTTTGCCAGAGACAGGGATAGTCCCCGCACCGGCGAATGTATCCGCTCCAGCCTCATTGGCTTCGAGGGCGCCTGTAACCAGAACCCCGCCTGTGAGGGCGGCACTGTCAGACCCTTGTTCATCTGCATCGAGTGTACCGGCGATGGCCGGCCAGGCTACCTCACCAGCGCCCGCGAATGCGTCAGAGCCGCCTTCCGCCGTGGCAATGGCGCCGGTGACAGATGCCGACCCAACGAGGGTCGCAGCATCTACGCCGGCCTCCGTCGCTTCCAGAGTCCCCACAACGGGGGCAACGAAACTGCTGTCAAACGCACCGGAAAAGGCTGAAGGCATGGCTCACCCTTTATGTGCGGACTGCGATTTCCTCGATCAGCAAGGTCGTGGCCAAAGTCCCGCCTAGAGCCGCAGCAGTGCTAAATCCGTTCATGCGGAGCGTTCCGGCAGTTGTGCCAACCCGCACGCTCAACGTGACCGCCGATGTAGAGCCCGCGGTAAATTCGCATGTGAATGCAAGTTTCCCGCCATAGGAAG